CAAAAGAAAAAGTTTTTCGGTGAAATCGAGAAGGAGTGGAAATCCGAAGATGAATAAACTTCAACAAGATGTTGTTGATTTTTTGATACCTATCGAAAAGAAAATGGGTCTAGTTGAGGCTACTATAACTGTTAAAAATTTCGACCACAGTGAGTATAAGAATACTGGTGGCCCTAAAGCAGTCAAAAAACTGAAGTTGAAGTATAAAGTCAGTCAAGGTAAAGGATTTATGGGAAGCGATTTAGCCACATTTACTGGACAAGAAAAAGACTTAGTTGCTTATGCACAGAAGTATTTGGGTGCTGATGGTAAAACGCTTAAAGACGTTCAAAAGGAGTTGAACTAATGAAAACAGGTGACCATCAATTTTTGAATCCTTTGGCTCCTTCTTCTATGAAACCTTTGGTTGAAAAATTCAAAGGCTTTAAGATTCATCTTTCCTGGGATGATAAAAAATGGAATTCGTATAGTTACAATGAAAAGGACATTGATGAGTTTATTGACGATGGTTGGAAAAAGTGGCAGGATTCTGATAATCTTCCTAAATGGTTATTGGCGGCAATTATGTTCGAGATGGATAAGAGCAAATTTACTTCAGGTGTAATTAAAGCATATGAAACGGTTATGCAGAGAATCAAAGATGGGAAACTTAAAGAAATTAAGATAACCCCACCGAAGCCAATATATAAAGATGTGCATCCATCGTTAATTACGACTCGTGATAGGATGCAAAGACTAGACCCTAAATACTGGAAATAAAAATGAAAGAAGATAAATTTAAACTTCAAAAAGAAACTGTTGAATTTCTAAAGCCAACATCAAAGAAACTTGGAGAAAGTACGGAATTTAAAGGTAGTAAATCCGTATCAATAACCAGATTCAGTGGTGGTAATAAGGGAATGATGATTCAACTGACTGACAAGAAACGTGGCAATATTCAGATGCCAGTTCAAGAAGCAGTTATACTTGGTAGAGCATTACAGAATAAAGATTTAATGAAGGCTTAAATGAAATGAGTCTGGTTAAATTCTCTGAATATTTTGACGAGGCAGTTGAAATAGGCAATGGTGAAGCCATTGTTGAGTGGACTGAAGAAGGATGGAACTCTCTGACGATTGCTGAACGGGCTGAATTAGAAGCCGAAGCAATCACAGGTTGGGCTATGTGGCATATTGGTCCATTAGATAAAGATTTTGATGGCGAATTAGACCCTGATGATGAAAAGTATACGGGAAGATTTGTAGCATATGAAGGGGCCTCTGCTATAAGTGAATATATTGATACAATCAATGAGGCTGCCTGTGATGCGTGTGGGGAAGACCCTTGCGTGTGTGACCCAGATGTTTCTGAAGAAATTACTCCAGAAATGTGGCTGGAGAAATACAAAGCGAGAAACACACAGCAACGCAGAAAGACACAGAAGAACAAAGACAGAATGAAGTTTAAAAATCGTGGTGCTAAGTTAAAGGCCAAGATTAACCGTAAAAAGGGTGGTAATAAAGTAAAACGAATCAAATTAAGAAAGAAGTGGATGCGTATTAACAAGTCTAAAATTAAGAACGCACACAAAGTTTATGGTGGCAAGGTTCATTCCAAGTTCACTAAGAAGAAAAAATAGGAGAGAATAATGAGACTAATCTCGGAAATTAATGAATCTGTTACATATGTGACAGAGGCAAATGGAAAAGACCTATACATCGAGGGAGTATTCCTCCAGGCGGACGTAAAGAATCGTAATGGCAGACTATATCCAGGTCCCATTATGCAGAAAGAAGTCAAGCGTTATACTAAGGAGTACATCGACAAGAAACGTGCATTCGGTGAATTAGGGCATCCAGAGGGACCGACTATCAATTTAGATAGGGTATCTCATATGATTACTGAACTGAAGCAAGATGGTAGTAACTATCTCGGCAAAGCGAAAGTCACTGATACCCCTCACGGAAACATTGTCAAGAACCTTATCAAAGAGGGAGCCCAACTTGGTGTCTCATCTCGTGGTATGGGTACGCTTAAAGCGAACAAAAAAGGAATTCAGGAAGTACAAGGTGATTTTTATCTTGCTACGGCCGCGGATATAGTCGCAGACCCTTCTGCACCCGACGCCTTTGTAAATGGTGTTATGGAAGGCAGAGAGTGGATATGGGAAAACGGAGCAATCAAAGAACAAGAGATTGCTGAATTACACAAAAAAATTGAGAAATTGTCAGGTAAAAAGCGACTTACCTCGCTGGAAGCAACGATTTTTGAAGATTTTGTAAGTAGGTTGTAGGAATCAGTATGATTCCATCGACTGTTAAAGTAATTAGTTTTATAAATAATAGTAATTAGAATTTATAAACTAATTTTAATGATTAATCAATTGGATTAGGAGAACCCTGATGAAGTTAAAAACAGAAACTGGCGAATTGTTGGTTTTGGACGAAGAGCAAAAAGTCTGGAAAGGCGATAGCGATAAGTCCGATACTTCTATAACAGTGTCAGAGGCTGATGAACTTTTAGAGAAAGGGGACCTGGAAATGGTTGCTGACTCATCTGAAATTACTGAAGCCGATGTCTCAGAAGCCGAAGAGCCTAAGGCCACACCTTTGAAGAAGAAGAAGAAAAAGGTTGATGGTTCTGGTGAAGTTGAAGTTGTCGAGGACGATGATGAAGATGACGACAAAGACGAATCTAAGAAAGCCAAGTCTACGGACGAAGCGGACGGCGATGAAGCGGATGAAGATGAAGATGACGAAGTAGAAGAGAAAACCAAAACTGCCAAGACTAAAAAGGAAGAAGTTGAAATTGAAGTCGATGTGACCGATGATGTTAACGCATTGTTTGATGGTCAAGATTTGACTGAAGATTTCAAGGCACGTACTACACTTGTATTTGAAACTGCGGTGAAAGCCAAAGTCAAGGAAAACTTGAAGTCTATCGAAGAGAAGATGGAAGAGAACTTGGCTAAACAGACTGCCGATACACTTGCTGATATTACAGAGAAACTAGATGGTTACTTAGACTATATGGTTACCGAGTATATTGAGGAAAATGTACACGCAATTGAACACAAGCAGAAAAACGAAATCCTAGAGGGTTTTGTTAGTGGTATGCAGAAGTTGTTTGCCGAGCATTACATTGAAATCCCTAACGAGAAGTACAATGTAATTGACGAGCAGGCTAAGGAGATTAAAGACCTTAAGGGCGACCTTGATGCAGAGATGAATAAAAACATTGAAGCAAAGGGGCAACTAGCCGATGCGACCGCTGAAAAGATTTTCAGAGATGTTACAGAAGATTTAACCGAAACACAAAAGGCAAAGATGAAAACACTTGCTGATGGTGTTGAATTTGATGATGCTAAGACTTATGCTGAAAAACTTAACACTTTGAAGGAGACTTACTTTCCCTCAGAGGCGGAGAAAGAAGAAGTAATTGCAACGGAGGGCTCAAGCGATTCCTCTGACGGAGTGATGACTGATGCAATGAAGAAGGTTATGGCTTCACTTTCACAATCAAGGGAACCAAGCATTTTAGGTGCTTAACCATCATTTATATTTAATAATAGGAGAAACAGAAAATGTTTTTATCAGAAGAAATTAAAGATAAGTGGCAGCCAGTTATGGAGCACGAGGATTTACCAAAAATCCAAGATGCAACCAAACGTGCAATTACACTTCGTCTTTTAGAAAACCAAGAAAAGGCTTTGCAAGAAGCCAACGTTACTGGTGCTAACGTAGATAACTGGGACCCGATTCTTATCAGTCTCGTTAGACGTACTATGCCTCAGTTAATGGCTTATGATACTATTGGCGTTCAGCCGATGTCTGGTCCTACTGGACTTATCTTCGCTATGAAATCACACTACACTGGCGAAGCCAGCACGGGTGCTGAAGCGTTAACCACGGCTGCTGGTCAGCCTGATGTTGACTTTTCAGGTGATGACGCTAATACCCAAAATCAATACACTACTGCTGAAGGTGAGGCTCTAGGTGGCTTCGTTGCCGGTGGCGGTGCATTCAAAGAGATGTCTTTCTCAATCGAGAAATCCAGCGTTACTGCTGAAACTCGTGCGTTGAAAGCCAAATATTCTTTGGAATTAGCACAAGACCTTAAAGCAATCCACGGACTGGATGCAGAATCAGAATTGTCAAATATTCTATCTGCTGAAATCCTTGCTGAAATCAACCGTGAAGTTATTGAGTTAATTTTATCTCAAGCAACTCCGGGTGCTACAGCAGGCGTTGCCAACGCAGGTACTTTTGATGTCGCTGATGCAGTTGACAACAGAGGCGCACGTTGGGGTGGTGAGCGTTACAAATCACTTTTGATTCAGATTAATCGTGAAGCGAATCTTATCGCTAAAACGACTGGTCGTGGCAAAGGTAACTGGATACTATGTAGTCCAGACGTTGCGTCTGCACTAGATATGGTAGCCGGTCTTGCTGTCCCTAATATGGACATCGGGGCAAATCAGCCTGACATTTCACAGAATGTGTTTGCAGGTACTCTTGGTGGAAAATACAAAGTATTTATCGACCAGTTTGCTGCCGCTGACTCTGTAACCGTTGGTTACAAAGGAAGCAATATGTATGATGCAGGGCTTTTCTACTGTCCATACGTTCCACTTCAGTTGATGAAATCAATTGGTGAGGAAGACTTCCAGCCGCGTCTTGGCTTCAAGACTCGTTATGGGCTTACTCATAACCCATTTGCTTCTGGTACAGCCGCACAGAATCCTTACTTCCGTAAGTTTGCTGTAGCGAATCTGTAATAGCAGATGAAAAAATAGATTTCCTTTTATAGGGAAACCGATACTAAAGCCACTGCCTTCGGGTAGTGGCTTTTTATTTTTAAATGAAGAACCCGTTTACAAGACATCCACACGAGGTGGACGAGGGCTATTTCCAGCACTTGCTTTCAGCATTTCGGTATAGCGCCACTTTCCTGTTGCTCTTCTTTGTAGCGTTTGTCCACGGTATATTTCCGTTCTTGTTTCGCAAGACCTCTAGTGAAATCGTATCTCAACTGGCCAAACATATCGAAAGTAGAGAGGTTGTATAAATAGTAGTATGGCACACGAGACTAGAATAAATCCAACAAAAATCAATCTGGCGAAAAGCACAAACTATCGCTTGAATATTCACGTTCTTCCAGAGACACAATTCTGGTTGACCACGTGTAATCTCCCGACCTTGTCTACAAACGAGGTTATGATACCTGACCCAGCCCTTGGGAACAGATATCTACCAACGAATACACAACAAGTCGCACCGATGACGGTCACATTCCTTGTGGATGAGGACTATTCCAATTATATGGAAATCATTGGCTTGATGCACAAAGCGGCTGGCCCAGATATGTCTAAGAGATATAAAGAAGGGGAAACTATGGTTTCCACTGGAAGTCTGCATATTCTCTCAAACAACAAAAATGTCTCGGATGTCGTATTCACTTTCCACAATCTATTTCCTACTATTCTAGGAGAACTCCAGATGACCAACGAGTCCACAGAGCCGTTGCTCACTGATTTGACATTACAATATGATTATATGACGTATCAGACTGGGAAACCACTCTAAAACCGTACTTTTTTCTTAGAAATAAGTACAAAATCGCTTGACATTTGATGTGATATAGTATATAATGGTCCTATGAAAATAGAAGAATTAGAGCAATCCGTAGAAAAAGACCTATACATAGACGAAACCGTTCTCGCACGGGAATCCCTTTCGACTCCTCTCAAGCATAATAAGTATCTGAAGATGCTATTGAGGGAGAGGCTGAAGTTGAAGAAACTGCGAAACGAACTCTATAAGGTATCCTTGGGTAGAACGAACTATTACAATGGTTCGGACCCAGACCCATTCGAGTATGTCCTGAAGGAACGAGAGGTCAAAGAATATGTACGTGTTGACCCAACCGTGGTGGAGGCGGAAGCCAAAGTCACTCTACAAGAAGAGATGGTGAAATACCTTGAGGAAATATGTAAGATGTTTGAGAAGCGTGGATTCGCTATCAAAAATGCTATTGACTTTATGAAGTTTACTCAAGGAGAATTCTAGGGTTGTGACAGATATTGTTGTACATCAAAAGGATGATGTATATCTGAACATTGAATGCGAGGCTGGCCTTGCACACGATTTGTCGGATTTTTTCACCTTTAGAGTTCCCGGCTATAAGTTTATGCCAGCATATCGCTCACGAGCGTGGGATGGCAAGATACGCCTATTTAATGCCTTCGGTGGTGAACTGTATGTTGGGTTATTGCCGTATGTTGTCGAATTCGCTGAACGTAGAGATTTAACGATACAAGTTCCACCTTTGGTCGCTCAAACGACTATTGAGGAAACTGTCGAATTTTTTAGTGGTCTTGACCCTCACGTGGCAGGCGAGAAGATTGTACCATACGATTTTCAGGTGTCCTCTGTACATCACGGAATCAACCATAAGCGGGCTTTGATGATATCGCCCACTTCTTCTGGTAAGTCTCTGATGATATACGCACTGGTCAATTGGTATCTGTATCATATTGGTGAACTGCGAAAAATATTGATTGTGGTGCCGACCACGTCACTAGTAGAGCAATTGTACAAGGATTTTGAGGACTATACGACTGGTTCGGAGTGTGAATATACCGCCGATATGGCGCATAGAATATACTCCGGGAAAGAAAAAATTACTGACAAGCGTGTGGTTATTACCACGTGGCAGTCTATATACAAACTAAAGAAAGATTGGTTCAAACAATTTGGTGCTGTAATCGGAGACGAAGCACATAATTTTAAGGCCAAATCGCTTACTTCCATTCTGACAAAAATGACAGAGTGTGAATATAAGTTCGGATTTACTGGTACCCTGGACGGTACCCAAACACACAAGTTAGTTCTTGAGGGTCTATTTGGTCCCATACACAAAGTTACGACAAGCAAAGAACTGATGGACAAGGAAACGATTGCTAAGTTACATATCGAAGCGGTCACCTTGGGATATACAGATGAAGAAAAGAAAGAAGTGAAGCAGATGATTTATGCGGATGAAGTAAACTTCCTTATAAATCATCCGAAACGGAATAAGTTTATTTGTGATTTGGCATTGTCCAGAGAAACGAATACGCTTGTACTTTACCAATACGTAGAAAAACACGGTAAGAAATTGTTCGAGGCTATAAAGACCAAGGACCCTAAACGACCAGTATTTTTTGTGTCTGGTGAAATTAAAACAGAAATACGGGAGGAGATACGTGCAATTACAGAAAAGTCTACAAACGCTATTATCGTGGCTAGTTACGGCACTTTTTCTACTGGTATTAATATCAGGAACCTTCATAATATTATCTTTGGTCATCCTGCTAAGTCTAGGATTAGGAATCTTCAGTCTATCGGCCGTGTCCTTAGAAAAGATGAAGGAAAGATTAGAGCAACGCTATTTGACATAAGTGATGATTTGAGTTGGAAGAAACACAAGAATTTTTCGCTACGCCATTTCTTTGAACGAGTCAAAATATACAATAGCGAGAAATTCGATTATAAATTAAGGAGCATAAAATTATGAGTGAAGCAAACGGAAAAGATTTTAAGTCATATAAGGGAGTTGTCCATCTCAAACACACTGGTACAGAATTGATTACCGATGTCGTATCGCTATCGGAGGAGGGGAATTTCGTGACGGTGAAGAATCCCTGCTATCTTCAGTCTATGGCCACGGAGGAGGGGAAGAGCCAAATGGCCCTGGTCCCGTTTCTGATGACCACAAAGGAGGATTCCGTACATTTACCCCTAGGAGACATACTTTTCATCTCGGAATGTCGCCAGGACGTTGCGGAACAGCATACGCAAATGTTCTCATCCGTTATCCTGCCGAAAACTGGTAGCAAAAGCAAAATAATTATGTAAAAAGATGGTTTTTGGGGTTGACAGCGTATATATAAAAATGCTATAATGTCTATTAACATTTGTACATATGGCCACCGTGAGCCAATCACGGATTCCACCTGAAACGAGAAACTCAGGAAGTAGCCTTTGGTGAAGTGAGCAGACTATAATATTCGACACACTGAATTGAGGTCTGTGTATTGATGTCCCGTACAAGGACTAGATATGCGAAAGTAATCCGGTCAGGACACACCATATATTGGTCCAGTCCACTAGAGAAGAGTGAATCGACACTCTGTGGCCACCAGGAATAAGTCTTTTTGACTTCGGTAACCTGGCTCTATAGTATAGTTGTATCTCCTCTCCTCAACCTACTTGAACTTGACTATTTCTAGTGTATCTAAATACTTAATATACCTAAATGATGGAAACTGCGAAAGGACGAAGTCCTTGAGCAATTCTGTGACGAGCGAAGCGAGGAACAGAATGAACCAAATGAAGTTGAACTTGACTGATATCCTTTAAGCGTTTGACACCGCTGGATAACCACACCTTGATGTTTTCCGACTACATTTGGCCAGTGTAGGTGACTCTCACCCTACGGGTTCGAGGGCTCACTCCGTTCGCCTATTCCATTAAAATAAATACATAAAAGACTTGACTTTGCTGGTCTTTCCGTGTATAATAGTACGTAATATTAACTCGAAATGGAATAGATTATGGCCACAACTAAGAGAAACATCAAACGGCGTTCAACCGAGATTCACGAACCAGTTGATAAAGACAACACGAACCACTATATCAACAACAAAGAATTCCTGAGAGCATTGGTTGAATATCAGGAAGACATTGTAAACTGCGAAAAAGCAGGAAAACCCAAACCCTACGTCACTGAATACATTGCTATGTGTTTCCTACAGATAGCACAGAGATTATCCTACCGACCCAATTTCATTAACTATACATATAAAGATGATATGATATCAGACGGTCTGGAGAATTGTCTTGCGTATATGCACAATTTCAATCCCGAAAAGAGTACGAATCCTTTTGCATATTTTACACAGATAATATACTACGCATTCCTAAGGCGGATTCAAAAGGAAAAGAAACAACAGTACGTCAAGTATAAATATTTTGACCAGAAGGCTGGATTTGAGCAACTGGATGCACTACAAGAACACGATAAAGAGTCCTTCGATTTCATCAATGAGCGAGGCTCTGTCGATTTTCATACCCATATAAAGGAGTTCATTGACGATATGGAAAGAAAAGAGAAGGAAAAGAAGTCCAAGCGAGAACTGAAGAAAGCAGAGAAAGAAGCCAAACAGACGGAAACCAAGAATAATCTTGAGTTCTTTTACCAATGAAAGTAGCCATTATAACAGACACGCACTTCGGTGCAAGGTCCGACAGTCTAGCATTCGCCAATTATTTCTACAATTTCTGGACGAATACATTCTTTCCTTATGTGAAAGAACACAATATCAAGACAATCATTCATATGGGTGACTTGATGGATAGGCGGAAGTATGTCAACTACGATACTCTTGACCGAATGAGGAAAGAGTTTATCGGTCCAATCATAGAACAAGGTATCACTATGCACACCATTGTGGGCAACCACGATACCTATTTTAAGAATACATCTGCCCTTAATTCAGTCGAGCAACTATTCGACATCGCAGGAATACCGAACAACGATACGTTCCATACACCAGTTGTGGGTCATAGTAATCCAACAACTGTTAAACTACCAGATGGATATAAGTGTGACTTGATTCCTTGGATTAATGACGACAACGAAGAAGAAGTTCACCGATTCATCAACAAAACTAAGAGTCAAGTTTGTTTCGGACACTTTGATTTGGAAGGATTTGAGATGATGAAAGGAGTTAAATCGGCGTACCATTCACGGTCACCGAGATTTCTCGATAAGTATGATACAGTATATACTGGTCATTTTCATACCCGCAACGACAACGGACATATCTATTATCTTGGAAACACATATGAGATAACGTGGAACGACTATAACGACCAACGAGGGTTTCACATTTTTGACACAGAATCTTTACAGTGCGATTTCGTGCCTAACCCATATAAGATGCACAACAAGATAATCTATAATGACACCCCGATTGATGCTTCCGAATATGAGAACCAGATTGTCAAGGTCATCGTAGACAAAAAGGAAGACATCGAACTATTTACCGATACCATTGAGGCATTGGAAAAATCGTGTGAGTTGATTAATATCATCGAGGACCACGGACTATTATCCTCTAGTCAAATTGAGTTTGAAACAGAAGATACCATCACCACGTTGGAAAAGTACGTGGATGAATTGAGTATAGATAATAGTAAGCAAGTGAAAAAGATACTCCACGAAGTGTACGTGGAAGCATTATCAATATAGGAGATAATTATGACGAAAGCAAAACCAACAGACGGGCCTACTATCACGGCCGAGGATAAGGCAATATTAAAAATGCCCATCGATAAAAACACATTAGCAGGAACCGCAAAGGCCATACTAGAAAAAACATTAAAGAATCCGAGGGTTGACAAGCAAGACAAATCCTGATATAATAGAGTCTTATGTTTTATTTCCTAGTGAGGTCTTAATTGATTAAGTTTAAAGCCGTACGTTACAAAAATTTTCTGTCTACTGGTAATAAAGTAACAGAAATCATTATAGACGATACTCGCACTACCCTAATGATTGGGACCAACGGTGCAGGTAAGTCTACATTTCTGGATGCCATATCTTTTGGCCTCTTTGGCAAACCTTTTCGCAAAGTCAAACTTGGGCAACTCGTCAATTCTATCAATATGAAGAATTGTGAAGTTGACCTTGAGTTTGATGTCGGTGGAAAAGAATATGTAATTAAGCGTGGACTCAAGCCCGCAAAGTTTGAGATATATGTCAATGGTTCAATGAATGACCAAATGGCAAATGCGAGAGACAGCCAAGATTATTTGGAACGATATGTTCTACGTATGAATGAGCGGTCTTTCCGTCAGATTGTCGTCCTTGGTTCAGGTTCATTTGTACCGTTTATGAGGCTCGGAGCGGGCGACCGCAGGTCCATTATCGAAGAACTTCTTGATATTCAAATCTTCTCGGTTATGAATGACCTTGTCAAGACTCGAATAAGCGACAATAAGGATAATTTGGTTGAGTGCGAACACCAAATAGAATTATTAGACCAGAGTATAAAACTCCAAGAGGAGCACCTCAAATCTATTCAAGATAACAATGAGGATGCCGTTCGAGAAAAGCAAAAGGAGTTAGACCAGTGTGAATCCCAAATTACACAACTGAATGCCGAGATAGCAGGTTACCGAGAAAAGATACAAGACTATAAGAGTAAGCAATCAAAATACCAGAAACTGTCAGATTTCAAATCCAAGATATCGTCAAAGAAAAATCACATATGTGGACAGATAAAATTGGTTACTGAAAATTCAGAATGCCCAGAATGTACTCAAGAAATATCTGAAGAGCATAAAGAAAAAGTGTCCAAGAAGTTGGGTTTGAAGAATGACGAATTAGATTCCGCTATTACGGACATCGATGGACAAATGTTAGAGGTTGCCAAGCGAATAAATGAAGTAGAAGATATTCTCACCAAGATTTCAGAGAAGAGCAATAGCATATCTGGAATTGAGGAATATTCAGGCAGAATTAAAAAACGCCTAACAGAGAGCATCGACCAACTTGATGATATCGGACCCAACATTTTAGCAAAAGCAAAGGAAGACCTAGACGATTGTCGGAATACCAAATATGATATTCAAGACAAGAAGCACCATCTGAATACTGTACAGGAACTTCTGAAGGATTCTGGTATCAAGACGGTTATTATCCGAAACTATCTTCCTCTGATAAACCAACTAATCAACAAGTATCTATCCGCTCTTAACTTCTACATTAACTTTGAATTGGACGAGGCATTCAACGAGACAATCAAGAGCCGAGGCCGAGATGCTTTTCAGTACGGGTCATTTTCTGAAGGCGAGAAACTCCGTATAGATTTGGCTCTGCTATTCACGTGGCGTGAAGTAGCGAAATTGAAATCCAGCGTAGCAACGAACCTCTTGGTTCTTGACGAAATTTTCGATAGCAGTCTAGATTCCACTGGAGTCGAGGACTTCTTGGGAATTCTGAATTCTCTAGGAGACGATACACACGCATTTGTGATTTCCCATAAGGGAGACCAGATTCTAGACAAGTTTGGCCGTGTGATTTCAGTCGAAAAAGAGCAAAATTTCTCGAAAATAGTGACAAATTAGTCACAGGAGACAATAAAAATGAAATAAATTCCATATTTTTTCTTTTATTCAGTAAAATCAATGACTTACGAGCCATAAAATATGGCGAAATTGGTTGACAACCAAGTGGCCTTAGCGTATAATATATATTGTAAGTTGAGATAAAAACTAAAAAGAGGGAAAATGACTAATACAGTTTCTACAGTAAATATTGAGAGCAAAAATGTTCTAGCCAGATTAATGGCTACCGAGAATATTCACGTAGAGCATAAAAAAGTAGCGACCGCATCATTCGATGTTAAGGGTCGCCGTTTGGTGTTACCACTTTGGAAAGATATGACTAATACGATGTATGAAGGTCTTATCGGTCACGAAGTTGGTCACGCTCTTTATACTCCCCACGAAGAGTGGGCAGAATTTGCCAAAACTAATCCTCATTTAAAAGATTACGCTAACATCTTAGAAGATGCCCGAATTGAGCGTAAAATGAAAATCAAATATCCCGGAATGAAGAAAACTTTCTTCTCAATGTATGATGCCTTGAGTCAGAGGGATTTCTTCGGTACCCAACATCGTGAACTCGCAGATTACGGGTTCGCAGACCGTTTAAATTTACATTTCAAATTAGGCGTTTTAGCGAATGTTCCTTTCTCTGATGAAGAGAAAGCCTTTGCTGACCGAGTTTTGAAGGCAGAAACTTTCAAAGACATTCTTGACCTTACTACTGAACTTGGTGAGATTGCTGAAAAAGAAGCCGAAACTAATATGGATGATATGGGGTTCTCACTTGACGACCTTGATGCCGACTCTATTGAAGAGAATGACGCGGAGTCAAATAGTGATATGCCTTCGTCACCGCCACCAGCACCTGATTCAGACGACCAGGAAAACCAGGAAGACTCTGATGAAGATGCTGAGGGTGATGATGATGAAAATCCTTCAACTGGTTATTCTAACAAGCCTGTTGATGAAGAAAAATCCGAAGAAAATGAATTAGACACCAAAGACCTTGAGGCTGATTTCAACGCCGAGGGTGCTGATGGTGTTGAGTCTCCCGATTTCAAACCAGGTCCCCCGAAGCCTGAAACACAATCTGCTTGGGACCGTGCGATGGAAGAAATGAATGACGAAGAGGCAAAAGAGCCAGTTTATCTTGACCTGCCTAAAGTCAATTACAAAAATGCTATCGTACCTTGGAAAGAAACTTTTGAAGATTTAAATAATCACTGGTCTCTTCCTGAGAGTTTCACTGGTTATCGTTGGGGTACTAATGATAAAAAAGACCCCGAATGGAAATTCAAAGAAGAGGCAGAATTTCGAGTTTGGAAAAAAGACACTTCTCAGGTTGTTAACTATATGGTTAAAGAATTTGAGATGAAACAGGCCGCAACTGCATATCGCCGAACTTCAGTTTCAAAATCTGGTGTTCTTGATATGAATAAACTTCACAAGTACAAAACTGACGAAGATATTTTCAAACGTGTTGCCGCGGTCAAAGATGGCCGTAATCACGCTCTGATGATGTTTGTTGACTGGTCTGGTTCAATGTCTGGTAAGATGGAAGCCACCGTGAAACAAACTTTGACTTTAGTTATGTTCGCACGTAAAGTTGGTATTCCTTACCGTGTTTATTCCTTCTCTAACTCCGGCGGGTTGTGTGACAATCTTAAAAACTTTTATGAAAAGTCTGAAAATCACAATACCCACTTGATGCTCCAGCGTTTGGGAATGCACGAATATTTCAATGAGAAAATGTCTGGTCGTGAATTCAATGCACAGTTAAAGAACCTTGTGTTCCTCGGCAAGAGCCTTGACTACTCTGGTCTAGTTGCTCCCGAAGGGCACGGTATGAGTTCTACTCCGTTGAATGAGGCGATTATCGCCGCCCACGATATGATTGGCGATTTCAAAACTGAAACTGGTAAAGAAAAAATCAATGCGATTTTCCTCACTGATGGTGGCGCCGACTCTTGTCGCAACTATTGGGACGTTGATGAAAATGAAGAAAAACATATTTATGGGTCATACGGTTACCGTGATAAAAAATATATGGTTCTCCGTGATTCAAAAACTAAGCGTATTATCTACAGTAGCGGTCAAGGGTCCAACAAATTGGGTATGACCTCTTCTCTTCTAGATAATCTCGGAAAACGCCACAAAATCAATGTGATTGGTTTTCATATCACCGAGCGCCGTGTTATTAATCAGCAAATCCATTACAGTGTTGGTTATGAAAAGGGCGATGATTTGAAAAGGTTCTGCACCAAGAACGGTTATGTTCCAATTTCTAATCAAGGCTATGATACTTACTTTTTGATAAATGATAAGAACCTTGATAAAGAGGCCACTTTCGATGATGCAGACCATAATCCTGATGGGTCCGTTGCGAAGGGTAAATTACGCACCCAGTTCCGTAAATTTACTTCTGCCCGTAAAGTTAATAAAATGATGCTGAATGAATTTGTGAGTATCGTTGCTTAAAGAGAGGAAAAAATATGAATAATATATTGGTGATATCCCTAACAATAGTAAATTCAATCATTTGGATTTATGCCAGTTTGGCCGTTTTTGCTTGACACCGCCCGCCAATTTGATATAATGGTTATATTATGAGAAACGAATTGAAAATGAAAATGACACTTCCCGATGATATGGAGATTCCCGAAAATAATAGGGACCTTTCATCTATGCGAAATGTCCGCTGGTTGCTTAGAAACTTGGCGGTACGCAACTCGACCCATCCGTGTTTTAAAACGGTGATGAAAAATTTAACAAACTTAGCAAAGGAGAATCTATGACAGAATCAATACACTGTTGCCATCCACCAGAAACTGTAAACTTTTTGAATACGTTCAAATCGCCTGCAAACGAAACATCGGAATTCAAAGGAATTCCTTTGGACTTACAAGCAAAGGTCCTGAAATTGTTACCGAGTAAAAATCGCAGAATCAAATATCGCGGAACCTCAAAACCAGGTTACTGCCGACCACAATCGAATACTATTAAGTACCACGCCGACACATTCGCTATCTATTATGATAACAATGTGAATTTAAACCTAGGGAGTTTGTAGATGGAAAAGTTTTATTTTGTACGTGTAACGGATAAGTCTGGATGGACAAATGAGTGGGTTATGCTCACGAAGGACCAGGCGAATCATATATACTCCGAGCAAGTTGAAAAACACGGAGTCCACAATACTACAACCGGGAGATTTCATAATGGGGCATAGTCGAATACTACCACCCACCAGATTTGCCAAGGCGGACAAAGTCCTTGACCACGAAGGAAATGAAGGTATCGTCACTGAGGTTTTTGTGTCATATCCTGCACGAGATAATTTTGCAGACTGGACCAAACCTGCAATTCACTATCAAGTAACATTTTTTGACAGGTCTCGGACTCATAAAGTCAACCTGCCTACTATCACGGCCACCAGTCTCCACCTTGAGGGAGAACTAACGGATTCAGTCCAGACACAATTACCCTTTACGAATGATAATCCACTCTCCACGAGCGATACCGATGAGTGGTCATTCCGTAATATGTAGTAAAAATACAACAAAATGACTAAATATAAAAAAATATGGAATTAATATGGTTTTAGGGGTTGACATATACCGAAAACCAGCGTATAATATGTACTGTTGAATGAGAAAATATTTAAATTATGTTAAGGAGTGAAAATGTCAAATAAAAGAGTAACAGTTAATGAGTTTTGTGCCGCAACAAAAGAGATGTTTGGTACAACTGATGTCACAAAGGCAAATATGGAGGCCGTTTCTGCGACCTACAAAATTTGTATTCCTTCCAAGTGTAAGTACGCTGAAAAGATTTCAGAAAATCCTGTAGTGCGCCGCCTACCGGTCACTGAGGAAGTTTCTGCACCTTCGAAAGTTGTTGCTGAAACAATTATGAAAACGCCAGTTGCACCAGCCGCGGTTACTGAAACTTCGGTTGTGATGCCAAGTCCAGTGTCCGAACGAACTTCGGCCGCTACACTCGATGCTTCAATTAGTTTTATTCCTAAAGTAGACACGGCGTTTGTACCGTGGGGAAATATTGCTGATATCAAGCGAATCCTAAAAAGTCGATTATTCTTCCCAGTTTATTTAACTGGTATGTCTGGTAACGGTAAAACATTCGGTATCGAACAAACCTGTGCTATGCTCGGGCGTGAAATGATTCGTGTGAACTTTACCGCCGAAACAGATGAAGATGATTTATTTGGTGGCTTCCGCCTTGTGAATGGCGAGACAGTGTTTCAATACGGACCTGTGGTTGAGGCGATGATGCGTGGGGCAGTTTTATTGCTTGACGAAATCGACCTCGGTTCCCACAAGATAATGGCTCTTCAGTCAGTTCTTGAAGGCAAGGGTTACTTCATTAAGAAACGTGCCGAATGGGTAGAACCTGCAGAAGGGTTCACAATCATTGCTACTGCTAACACAAAAGGCAAGGGCTCTGATGATGGTCGTTTCATCGGTACCAACGTACTGAATGAGGCTTTCCTTGACCGATTTTCTGTTACGATGTATCAGCCTTATCCTACCGAGGCAATCGAGAAAAAAATTCTCGTGAAGGCTGCCGAGGGATTCGGAATCGAATCAGAAGCACTTGGGAAATTTATCCCTAACCTCACAATGTGGGGCGATATCATCCGTAAAACTTTTGAAGAGGGTGGGGTTGATGAAATAGTTTCAACTCGCCGTTTGGTTGATATCTTGAAATCGTTTTCAATCTTTGCTGACCGCGGTAAAGCCATTAAGATGGCAATCGAGCGTTTCGATGATGAAACCCGTGAATCGTTTATGTCTCTTTACGAGAAAATCGATTCCGGTGTTGGTCTTGAAGATTGTGCGACTGAAGTTCCTGAAGAGGTCAAAATCGAAGAGGTTGATGTCGATAGTGACGAAACTCTGTAAAGAATAACTCCGTGGGGCAGTTTGAGTCCCCTCATTCAACACCCTCGGCCCAGTACCTCTTTTCTGGGTCGGGGACTTTTTATAATTATAATGAGGAGCATTTGAATTGAGTGTAAAAGAAAAACCAAAAGATGATTTTGCTTGGAGATATGGAGAGGGTCCCGTATTGGAAGAGTTGTTGGAACATCTAAAATCAACATACAAATCCCATTATACCAACGACCAAAACGACATCCAAACAATCGATGTATTTGCATATAGAGGAACACTTGCAACAACCTCTATCGATAACGCCATAAAATATTTGATGCGTTACGGAAAGAAAAATGGCAAGAACGAATTAGACCTTATTAAAGCGATTCATTATCTGATTTTGGCCATAGCCTTTGAACGAAAACAGGCTGACCTGGCTACTATCACGGCCGCCGAGGATGCCCGTCTGGAATTGGCAAACTCAAAATATGGCCGAGCAGTTGAAACCGTACCTTCATTGAAGGGAATCTTAAAGGGAAATATAGAATAATGGAAATTTTTGGAGCAATTGCAGGATTATTTTTAGCAGTTTCCAATCCTCAGTGGTTCGATAAGGGACCATATGAGTATGTCAACACGTATACAACCATTGAGCAATGCCAAACGGCCGCCGCCAAGGGTGATATATGTACAACCGAAATTCCAATTCAGCAGTATCGAAAAGTTCGGCAGACCAAAGATTACAATGGTTATGGCGAAAATACGGCCGACTTGGTATGGATGGAATGTGACCACGCCCTCGGATGTTACAATAAGCCGGGAGTACACACGAAGCGAAACAATGGCCTGAAATATGGCAGAACGTCTTTAGTATTTAATCCACAGGATGACCCAGATTCTTTCAAATAAGGGTTGACAGATGTGGCAGTTTCGTGTATAATAGTCATTAATAAAATTGAATGGAGAAGTATATTATGAAGTTAAGTGAACACACGCTTGAGGTACTAAAGAATTTTGCCTCAATCAATCAATCGATTCTCTTTACAGAGGGAAACGAATTGAACACCGTATCTGTACAAAAGAACGTCTTGGGTTCTGCTAAAGTGGCCGAGACATTTAAATCTTCCAACGGTGAAGATTTTGCGTTATATGACCTTAACGAATTTCTTTCTACCGTGTCATTGTTTGATGACCCAGAAATCGAATTCGGTGAGCAATTTGCCACGATTAAGGATACGAATTCTGTAACTCATTATTGGTTCGCCGATAAAGAGATTATCGTATATCCCACCTCAAAGATTGAGATGCCATCGACCGAAGTTAAATTCAGATTGACCGCTGGCACCTTAGACAAACTTCAACGAGCAACTGGCACACTAGCAGTTCCTGATTTGGTAATCCGAAGAGGCAAGAACGACCCAAGCAAAGTCGTTGCCGAAGTCCTTGATAAGAGGAACGATACTTCAAATACCTTCAGTGTTGAAGTGGGCGATTATATTGGTGGTGAAACCGATACCGAATTCAAATTTTACTTTTTGACTGAACGTATGAAGATGCTACCTGGAGATTATGATGTTGAGATTTCTTCCAAGAAGATTTCTAAACTCACATCTACGGATGGTAAACTAACTTACTGGATTGCCTTAGAACAGGATTCAACTTATGAGTAAAGATTTTCTGTGGGTAGAAAAATATCGCCCTAAGAAAATTGACGAATGTATCCTGACAGATTCTTTGAAAGATACATTTCGAGAGTTTTTGTCGAACGGCGATATGCCAAATCTTTTGTTGAGTGGCTCTGCAGGAACGGGTAAGACAACCGTTGCTAGGGCTCTTTGCGAAGAACTTGGTTATACTACGTTGGTTATCAATGGGTCGCTTGATAGAAATATCGACACCTTGAGGAACGATATATCCACCTTTGCTTCCACTGTCTCTTTTGATGGTGGGAAGAAGTGTGTTATATTAGACGAAGCAGATTACCTTAATCCACAATCGTTTCAGCCCGCCCTACGTGGCTTTATAGAGCATTTTTCCAAGAACGTGCGGTTCATCTTAACCTGTAATTTCAAGGATAAGATTATCGAACCGATTCACTCTCGCACCACGCTTATAGATTTCAGAGTCGGCAAGAAAGAATTGCCACCGCTGATGGGCGAGTTTATGAATCGCATTATAAGTATTCTTGGAAACGAAGGTGTAAAGATTGAAAGTAAGCCTGCCCTGGCCGAATTAATCAAACGCCACTTTCCTGATATGCGGAGAACTCTGAATGAACTTCAGAGATATTCTGCCGGCGGTGTTGTTGATAATGGCATCCTTGCACGAATAGGCGAAGCCAATATCGATAGTCTGATGAAGATGTTAAAAGACAAAGACTTTAGTGGTATGAGACAATGGGTAGTTGAGCATATTGATACCGACCCAGTTGCCATTTATCGCCAGATTTATGAGCAAATGCACAATTTTATGGCACCAAGTAGTGTCCCTCAAGTAGTCTTGCTTATTGCAGACTATCAATATAAACAGGCATTCGTTCAGGATGCCGAAATTAACTTAGTCGCTTTCTTAACAGAAGTGATGGTAGAGGTGGAATGGGAATGAGTGTTGACGAAAAAATAGATAAGTGGTTAGATGATAGAGGCATTACAGAGAACGGAAAGGTAATGGGTCAAGCAATTAAGACGTTAGAAGAAACGACCGAACTCCTTGACGCTATCAACCATAACAATTGCGAAGAGATTATGGATGCCATCGGAGACATATATGTAACTTTGCGAGGCGTTTGTAAAGTGAGAGGGATTTCATTTGACAAATGTGTTGAAGGAGCGTATAATGAGATTAAAGACCGAAGAGGATATCTGTCCTCTGGCGGCACATTTGTGAAGGAGACTAAAAATGAAGAACGTATTCCCAGTCGTAACTGAAAAGAAAGCAAGAAAGATTGCCGCGAGAGGTGGCAAGGTAGTATTTGTACACGTTAAAGCCACTTGCCCAATATGTGATATTTTTCTACCAGATGTATTGAAACCTATCGCAGATGATGACAAGTATGCCGAAATTGAATTTTATCAAATCAACGAAGCACTGACATTTCCAGTTGGAGCCCATCCAGTAACATACTTTTTTAGAGATGGTTGGTGTGTTCAACATCCAGCAGGACAAGCACCAAAAGAGACTGTTGAGAATTTACTCGACACTATCTTTCTGGGAAAAGTAGCACCATTACAGAAACCACCAATTTTAGAAATAAATACAAACGCACCATTTGAAAAACAAAAACAATAGAGGTACCATTATGTTAAAGATTTTAGGATTCATAATAATAATTTCAGCGATTACCTTCACCTTTGGGTGTTCAGAAATAACAACCATTTTTGAAGAGAAAAAGGCTGAACAAGAACAAGTAGAAGATATGGGTATATGGGCAGAAGATAAACCAGTTGACACTGAAACAAAATAATGCCAGACCTGTTTAAAGAACTTCTGCCCGATATCAACTACGGTCATAAGAATTTGATACGTACGGGTGATATGGATGAGGGCGAGTATGGTGGAAAATGTTTCATCATTAATCGTGCTTTGTCTATGAATGTTGACACGGTTTTGTACGCAAATGAAATGAATATCCACTATCAGTTAGACCCTTTACTTCAGTATGACTATTTTATAAATAGTCTTAGGAAGAAGAAACGCTGGTCTAAATGGGCCAAATCGACTGGACCATCAGCGAATCTTGAACTCATCAAAGAGTATTACAATTATAATGAACAAAGGGCACGAGAAGTCTTAGACCTTCTCACCGAATCAGAAATTGAGGAAATACGCCTCAGATTCTCAAAGGGCGGTACTGATAATGCAACCACAAGGAAGACACAATGAAGAAATTGTAGATTGGAAACCCTCGGATATGGTAGAGATTACCTTTAAAGAGGATGATGATTTTCTGAAGATTAAAGAGACTCTCACTCGAATGGGAGTAGCATCAAACAGAGATAAAATCCTTTACCAATCCACGCACATTCTTCATAAGCAAGGACAGTATTATATTGTCCACTTTAAAGAACTATTTGCCCTAGATGGGAAGCCGACTAACTTAACAAAGGTCGACATAGAAAGACGAAACGCAATAATTAATCTCCTTCAAGAATGGAGTTTATTGACGATTGTGAAGAAAGAAGAATTAACACCTATGGGAAATGTCGGACAATTTAAAATTATATCGTTTAAAGAAAAGCCTGATTGGCAACTAATACCAAAGTACAATATAGGTGTTAAATATTAGACGATAAATTGAGGAATATATTATGAGTGAAAAGTTTGAGAAGATATGGTCGATACCGCATAATGACATATTAAAATGTGTGATGGATGGGCCAGATAATTTTCTGAGGTATGATACTACTGACGGTGACGATGAAACCTTCTTCTATAACATTATCTCCAATGCAGACCAGTCCTTTCGGGACGAAATTGACGATATATATTTTGCCAAAGATTTCCACTATAAATTCGCTGGAACTAATAGGCGATATGGTGATGTTATGGGCAAGAACGCTACTGACTTCCAAATAGATAAACTATTTGAGATACAAAAGAAATGGGGCATTCCAGCCTCGCTGACACTTAATCAAGAAACACACCCCACCGAAATTCTAATAGACCCAGCAATCAAAAAACAATTTGTCAATTTTATTGGTGAATTTTATGAGCGTGGTCTAAGAGTTTGTACCATCAGTAATATACACTTGATGGGAACTGGAATTCTACAGAAGAATTTTCCAGAAATGAATTGGAAAAATACTGTTAATCATATTGTAGGCAATTGCCAGCAAATGGTTGACCTACACGTTCTTGGTTACAACTACATTCAACTTGATAGACAACTCAATAGGAATATGTCTAATCTAAGACGTATGTCCAAATTGGCAAGAAATAGGGGAATTAAAACTTTTCTCTTAGCATCCGA